GTGAGAGGGTCAATTTCCTGCTTGATTCCAGATGCGAGATCGACGGCTAGATCCTCGGCTTTCAAAAGCGGATTGGATTCCACAGTGGATAGCCGCGCGTCGAGGTCTCGCGCGGCGTCCTGAAGCTGAATCGTGGTTCCTTCTGCGTAGCTGATTTCCATGGTGTCCTTTCGATTGAATTGCGCGGCGGTCTAACCTTGCTAGCCTATCCAAACCTTGGCCGGTGAAGCATGGGGCGAGGGTGGGAATCGAACCCACGGTTCCGCGCAAACTTTAGTAGCCGCCTTCGTCGCCTTCGTGCTCTTCCTCGGTGAAGTACTTGTCGAGGTGATCCTTCAGGGATTCGAGGTTCTCGCTGTCGTGCGCCGCGCCGGACTCGTGCGTGGTGGTGTGGTGGCCCTCCGGGTGGTGCTCGGTATGGACCGGCTTGTCGCTCACGTCCGGTTCATCGTCTTCGCCGGCGTGCATTTCGTCGGCGTCCGCGGGGTTCGCAACGGGCGCTTTCGCCATCTTCTTCGGCGGAATGCCGCCTTTGCCAATCGGATAGTTAAACATGCTGCTCCTTTTCTGGATTGCGTTGAAGTTGTGCCAATGCAATAGCTTGCACCGTATCCCAATCGAGAATGGGCTCGGTGAATTCGCGCGGCTGGACGCCGATGTGCTCGTTAATCATGCGCTGCTCGATGCGGGTCAGAGCGGCCAGGATCGCATTATGGCGTTGGGCCTGCTTGGACTCCATCGCCTTGAACATGGTCAGCGATGGGATATCGGACACAAGCGCCGTCACGTCATCATGGTAGCGCGTCAGACGGTCGCCTGCGTCGGAGATGCCCAGCCATGCGCGGATTCGGTCACGAAAGGTCATTGCGAACATAGTAGCACTCTACTCCCAGAATTGGAGCGGTTTCTTGGCTTTCTCGCGCCGGTCCGTCTCGCGCAGCATCTTGAAATGCCGCTCCATTGGGTCCGGCGTGTTGGCCAGGTCTTCAACCAGCGCCTCGTCGCGCGTCTTGTTCATCGGCGTGACACCGAACGTCATTGCAAGCATATCCCCTGTGTCGGGCGATGACAAGCCCCGTTTTTTCATGTCTTCTTTGCGCTCAAGCTGGATCTGGTTCTTTGCGCTGTGATAGTACTCCGGCCCCGTCAGGTCGGCCTCAAGCTCTGGATCGTCTGGAATCTGCGCAGTGACCAGCCAGTCGCGCAGTTTGCCCCAGACCTCGGCGCGCTTGTTAAAGTACATGAACTGGTCGCCAGGGGTTGCGCCGCCATGAAACTCCTCAATGCGGAACCACTCAGGCAGGGTGATCTCAGGCGTTCCTCCCGTCTTGCGAAGCGTATGGGGCAGACCGGCCGCCTCCCACGCCTCGGGAAGATAGGTGCGCACATAGTCCACCACGCCGCCGCCGATGCCGTCACCGTCCACCACGACCGAGCGCGGCCGCTCCTGAAGAATGCGCATGATGACCTGTCGCCCAACCTGAATTGTGTCCATGCCGCGAATCTTGTCAGTTGTCACAGCGCGTAGGCCCTGACGGTAGCCGATGACCGTCTGATCGTCGCCGAACCGCGCCACGTCCACGCTGAGGATCTTGTACGCCCTGCTCTGGTCGCCCACGTTTCGCTTGCGGGCATCTGCCACCACGTCACCGGCAATGAACTGAGAGCTTCCTGCCCTGGGGAACTCGCCGCGGACGCGCACTCTTACGAAATCAGAATCCTCGCCGTAATCATCAACCCATTCGCTTAATAGCTTCTTGTTTGTGCCTTCGACCTGCCTGCTATCGATCTGTTTGCGCACCCATCTGTGCTTATTCTTTCCAAAGCATTCACGAAATGCTCCGGTATTCTGCGTGGGATTGCCGAACGCCAGGAAGATCAGGACGGTGTCCTCGTCGGTAAGCGCGCCCTCGCTTGTTTCCCAAACGACGTAGGGGATTTCGCTGGCCTCATCCATCACTAGAATCACAATTTTGCGCTTGTTGTGCAGGCCAGCGAACGCAGCCGGATTGTTCTCGGACCACGGAACCGCGTCAATGCGCCAAGTCTCCTCGTGCCCCTTATCCTTGACCCCTACGCTTTCGCCTTTGACCTTGAACCAGTCGGCGTTTATAAGTCTGCGGAACCATATCGCCAGCTCTGGCCAGGTCTTAGTATCGAGTTGCTTTCCAGTGTTGGCCGTGACATTAATGCGCGCATCAACGTAGCAGCTCATTCCCCAACCGCAAACCATTGATATTAGAGCGCTTTTACCGACACCATGGCCGCTGGCTACTGAGATGCGCAGGGGGTCGAATCTGCTTTCGGATCGTAGATGCCGACCGATTGTTTCTAAAATATCAGCTTGCCACGCGCGCGGGCCAGATACGTCTTCCAGCTCGCCCGGCTCGCCCCACGGAAACGCATAAAGCGCAAAGCCGAGTGGATCATCCGCATATTGCGCGATGTCTTCGACGACCTGCTCTACTTCTGTCATTTGGATTTTGCGCGGTCGCGTGCCTTTTGGAGGCGATCAGCGAGGCTTAGATTTAGCTCTCCGCTGATCTCGGTCTGAATCTTGTCGCCGTAGTCCAGCGGCGCGCTTGACTTGATGCCGCCGCGCAGCAAGTGGGAAGCCTCCCACTTTGCCTGGTCACAGCGTAGGCGATTGCGCTGGATGCCTGCCGCGTCGATGCGAGTCTTGCCGTTCTCGTCGATATACGTTGGCGTCTCCGCGGCGATCTCGTTCGCGTCTTCAATCCGCGATTCGACCCCGGCGCGGCGTGCAGCCGCATATCGCGCCCCAAATCCGTCCGTGTCGCGCACAGCCCAGCGGGTCACCGTCCTGCGGCATGGATACCCTTCGTCGGCGCAGATCGTACGCAGGCTCTCGCCGCCGCTCATGCGCACCAGTATTTCTTCAGCGATCTCGGGATTGTATATTTCAGATGCCATCACTTTGGCCTCGCCAGAAACCACTGCAACAGCGCACCGGCTGTCAGGAGCACCGCAGAACCTACCCAGCGCAGAAACGGGACGACGATACCGGACTGGCCGCTTTCCTTTGCGTGAACGCTCTCGATTGTCGTGACGCGAGTTTCAAGATTGGAGACTTCCTTCTTGAGCATCGGCAGATGGCCAGCGGTGAACTGGTCTTCCGGTGCGCCAAAGAGTTGGACGCTCTGCACAGAGAGACGGTTGGATATGTCCTGGAAGCGATCCAGCAACAGGTCTAGCTTAGTTTGAACTGGATCACGCTGCTCTGTATCGCCCATTAATATCCTCTGAAAAATTGGCCGCCCCTGTCAGCGAGCGGCTCCCAAAGAGTGTGCAGTTACTTACCCCACGCGACCAGTAGCCCGATGATCGGCTGGTATCCGGTTCCGCCCGACACGCTGGACTTGAGGAAGCGAATAGATGGCATGAGGTAGTAATTTCCCTTGACGTGGATCGATGCGAGACCGCCGCCGGACCACTGCCATCCGGCATTAGTGCCACTCCAACTGATTCCAGCCGCGGTGGGCATGTAAACCGGTACGCTGCCGAGCGTAAAAACCTTTTGCGCAATGCCGACGCCGATGTTGCTCGTAACCGTAAACGGTTTGAGCGTGGCTGGCAGCGCATCGATGGCTGTAAACGCGTAGGTGCCAGCGCTATTGAGCGAGTGCGCATACAGCGCTGTGCCAGCGACAGCCGGACTGGCATTGATCGAGTATGACGCGCCAGCGGCGTAGATGTTTTGCACCCCGGTTGGGGTGGCGACCGTCTGCGCTTGTGCGCTCACTGGCCACAGCATCGACCCAGCCAGGATCATCAGCACGATCATGCCAACCTTGGTAGCGACACTCTGCGCGCTCGGCAACGCATCGGGCGCGGGAAGCGCCGAGGGCAATAGGGCATGGCCGACGGTGAGGATGATGTTAAGCCCGGCCAGCACCCACATCAGCCAGCCAGTGTTGGCCATGTTGGCGGAAATAAAGTGCGCAGCGCCGAACGACGCGAGCGCCTGGGCGATCAGCGATCCAACTTGTGTGAGCTTGACAGGTGACATTTTTCCTCCATTTTGCGCGTAAAGCGCGGAAAGTTTGTTGTAAAGCGTGTTGAGCGTTGCGAGTAGGCGAATCTTTTGGATCATCGACAAGGCCATTTTACACCACCTCCAGCACGCTGCACACACTCAGCCCGTCGCGGATCTGCTCGCGGATGAATCGCGGGGCGACGATGCAGCCCTCGCTCGCCGAATGGTCTAGCGCGGAGTTGTCGCCGTGGATCATGAAGCCGGAGCGCCCGAATGTGTCGGTGCCCTCAATCGGCGTGAGATGCGCCACGACTTGCCCTTTGCCACCGGGATCGTCGAAGAACTCGCCAATCGTCCATGCGCCGCGCGGAATCGGGCCGTGCATCGGAGCGCTCTCCATCGCAGGATTGTTGAGCCCAGCGCCATTGCCCGAGTAGCCCTCGCCCAGCTTGAATCCGGTAGGACTCTCGATCAGGCCGGTATCCGAGTGGTATTTCCAGGCGCTGCTTTCCATGGCCGAATTATAGCGCACACCCATTTGCGTCGGCGCAGATTTTTGCGCCGACAATGCTTTTGTACTTTATATCTGCCTCTGCCTCTGCCTCTGCCTAGGTGACATTTGAGGACAACGAGGGACATTATTTGACTGTCTTTGACTGTCCAAGACAATTACATATATATGATACGATCTGCGCATGAGCGATCAGCCTGCAATCCCCATCGGCGCAAAGGTGCGCCTGCTATCCTGCCCGGACTCCGGCCAACCTGGCACCGTGCTGCGCATCGAGCGCGGAAAACACGCTGTGCTATGGGCGGACATTGCGCCGGATTACGTGCGGCTGCACTCTGCGGCGTCGCTGCGCCTGGCGTGATGGACACTACATCTTGTGTTTCTATGCGTAAATTACAAAATCAACCACAACATCTTGCGTATTGTGGTGCGCACATTATGCAACACAACATGTAGTGGCTTGACAGATGTGTGTATGCTTGATCGCAGAAGCAAAGCGACAGAGCGACCAAGTTGTGACAGACGACATCGCCGCCCATCACTCAGGTGATTTTCGCGGTACCTCAACCCCCTTACCACTCATAGCCATGCCGGGCGCTGCGCCCCGGACCCACTTCTCTTGCATACGCAAGATGTGTTTTCTCGCGCGCGTGTCGTGGCGACATAGTTGAGAGATGAGAGCAAATACAGCATACCCGCACCCCATATGCGCATCATGATATAACTACAGCAAATACAGCACCTTGCAGATAAACTATGACGGCGCGCACAAGAGTGCAAATAATCACAAAATAAGTGTTTACACGCACCGGCAAGTGGCGCATGATGGTTATGTTGATGAGAGGGATTCAGCCATGTACACAGCCACCTACGCAAAAAACGGCGACCTGAAGCACAGCGATGAATGCACAATGGCTTTCGGTCACAAAGACTCGAATT